AGATTCAGTCAACGGCAGGCCGGTGTCGGCGACGACGTTGCCCAGGACATTGTCCTGCGAGTTCACGACATCGCCATTCGCCAGGTTGATACTGAAGTAGTAGATGTCGTGATCGCCCACAGCCAGCGGATGCGCGTAGCCGAAACACCGGATATGCGTGCCATTCGGATCGGGCACGCTGATGATGTATGTGTTCGGCGCGAGCAAGCGTTCAGACGACCAGGTGGCACCCTCGTCGTCGCTATACACGATGACCCAGTCGCCCGCCGACGACGATCCGATCCGGTAGAGCATCCAGATACGGTCCTCGCCTTGCAGGCGATGGAGCTGGCAGTACGTCGCCGTGCCGCTGGTGACGAGGTTGCGCACCGCGCCCCAATCGTCATCGTTCGCGCTCGCCGACAGGCGCGTCTCGATCAACGCACGCAGCGAATGGGTGACGCACGCGCCCATGATCTTGCCGCTGTTGGTTTGGATGAGCGCCGTGACGTTGTGATCGTCCTGCTCGCGCGTGACGAGCGTCGTGGTGTCCGTCGCAAGCGTGCTCGCATCGATGCGCGAAACCCGAAACTGACCGCCCGTGCCGGCGCTGCCGACATACAGGAAATCTTCCGCTGCGGCCCGAATGATGTTGGGTGCCACCCACTGCCCTTGAATGGAATTTGCGATCTGATGGAACAGTCCAAGGGCGCGCGGCTGATAGAGCTTTCGCGTCGTGGTCGACCACGTCGTGATCCAGCGCGCATAGAGCGCGTCTTGCGTCGGCGTTTCGAAGGTGTGGCGCACCGTCCATAGCACCCCGCCATCCTCGCTTGATTCAAACGTAACGATCCCATCGGCGTCGCGGCGAAGGCAGATCAGCGCCAGCAGCGAATTCGGCAACGTGTAGTCCGGGACGGCGGTGAGCACCGTCGTGTTCGACCCGTAAAGCAGTGAGCCTGCGGTGTTCACTTGGCCGATATAGTCGCTGTTGCCATACGAGACGAGGCCGAGCGCGACGGGATCGAGCGCCAGCACCGCGGCGCCGTCGCCCGCGGCGCCCTTGGCAACCTGGATGCGTCCGGCGGTGCTGGCCGGCAGGACCATCGGATCGACCAGGCCGCGGGCGCTCTGGTTGGCGCCACCAGAGGTGGATGCGTACACCTCGCCGCCCTCGTCGACCAGGTTGCTCAGCGTCGTAAAGAGCACCGGTATCGCGGTCGCCACCAGGACGTTATTCGTCACCGCTCGGTTGCTCAGGGCCGCGGCGGCATCTCCACCGGTGTCCTGGATCGGGTTTTCGCCTGGGGTGTAGCTCACCATGACGACGTCCTCGGGCGCGTATGCCGCATTCACGGTCACGCTCACGCTCGTGCCGGCCACGAGCACCGCAGAGATCGTTCGGCCCGACGCGGTGAACGCCGAGGTGGCCGGCGCGCTGCTCTCATCGAGCAGTACGTCATACGCCAGAACAATGACGTTGGGTGCAGCGTTCTCAACGACGGCGGTTTGCAGTTCCGGTGGGGTACCCGGCGTCTCGCCTCCATCGTCTTGCGACACTGCGGTCCCGACAAACTCTATAAAGCCGATAGGCATCAATAGATCCTCACGCGCCCGTGTCGCTGGCGCCGGTCGAGCATGGAATCGTCAAATACTCCAGTCCAATATCTGCATCGGCCAGGAAGCCGTGCGGGTTGTAGACTGTCGTGTCGACGTGATCGACTACGGAACTGCCGTTGCTATCGGGCACAAGGTTTCCGGCTGAATCGCGTGCGTACACGTTCACGCTGTGCAGGATTCGCATATCAGCGGTGAGCCCACGGCGATGCCGAATCACTATGCGCGTGGTGATGTCACTCTGCATCTGCTGCGAGGCGATGAACTCCTTTACCGATAGCGGCGCGATTTCCGCGGCGACATTGGTTGCAACGTCTTCCCACGTCAGGCTCATTTCACCGGTCACGGGATCTTGCGTGTTGAGCGGCCGTTGGATCGAGATCCGATGTCGAAGCCGGCCGGCGGCGAGTGCCACTAGGCCACCGTCGTTCTTCGCATGCCACTGAGCAGTGCGGTTGCCGCCTTGGACAGCACGTACCCGTGTCCCTGGTGAGCCTCCACCGCGTTATCACCCTCGCCTTCGCGGAAACGATACTGGCTGGCGATCTCAATCAGGACGGCAGCTCTCACGGTCGGGTGAATCACCGGACCGGCGCTGTCCTCCAGCGGAATAGGGTCACCGCCGCTATCCAGCACGACATCACCGTTCGAATCCCGTTCCGGCAGGTAAAGCCGCCAGTCGTCCTTTAACCACGAGCGCACCGCTTCACTGACAGACGGAATGAACACGTCAAGCCACGGTCCGTCGACGGCCGCATCGCCTCTAATCTGCAACACGGCCTCGTCGACGGAGACCAGTTCAAGCGCCATCCCTGGCTCCCAGCTTCACCGCGCTCGGCGCATCCACGCCGTTCTTGCCGTTGCGGCCGTCGCGACCCTTTCGTGCTCCAATGCGCCAGTCGTCTTTATTCTCAAGGCACGGCTTCGCGGCGTTATCGCGTAGCGCAATCCACAGCGTGCCGCCGTGCGTGACCGCATCGCCTTGCTCCGCCTTGAATCCCTCGCGCCAGTAACCTCGATCCATGACCACCGGCAAGCGGAAGGTAAATTCCTTGACGCTGTCGCCGCGAGCGAACGTCAGCGTGACACCGCGCTCGCCGTTGTATTTTGCGTCCATGTCATCGAAGCCCAATCCGTCCTCGCCATCCTTGCCAACCACTTGGCCTAACCGCACCGCATCACCCTTCGTCGTCGTAACGATCAAGGTGCCGTCACGGTCGATCATTGCCCCTGCCATGCCAATCCCATCCACCCCGGGATCACCCTTCACCCCGGGCTCACCCCGAGGCGGCGGGTTTTGCCTCAGATAGCGCGTTACCGACTCGCCAATCTGTTCCTGCGTGATCGCCGGTGCGTCTTTGCCGGGTAGGCCGTCCTTCGGCGGCGGGATTGCAGCGACAGCCTCTTTCGTTCGCAGTTCAACCAGCGAATGCAGCTCGTCGGACTTCAATAGTTCGCTCACGACTTCGCGCAGCGAGACGGGCTCAGCGTCTTCGCCAGGATCACCCTTCTTGCCTGGCGCGCCAGGATCTCCCTTCGCTCCTTGCGGTACAGGATTCGCGCGCAAGTGCTGTTCGACAGCCAGGGCGATCTGTTCGTCAGAGATCGGCTCTGCGTCGTTTCCTTTCGTGCCAGGGTCGCCACGATCGCCTTTTATCCCAGGCTCTCCGCGCGCCGGTGGATTCTCGAAGAGATGCAGCTTCACAGCGCGCGTGATCTGTTCGTCGGAAATAGGGGCCGCGTCTTCCCCTCGTTTTCCCGGTTCGCCGGGATCGCCCTTCACAGACTCACCACGCGGCGGCGGGTTGTCTCGCAGATAACGAGCGACAGATTCGCCAATCTCTTCTTTCGTGATCTTGGGCGCGTCTTTGCCGGGGTCGTCTTTCAGCCCTGGTTCGCCGCGCAATAGCTCTCTTGCCTCAAGACTAGCAATGCGTTCCCGCAGTTGCTGGATTGTCTTCTGGAGTGGAGCGATTGCCTCGTTGACGATGCCGCCCATCGACTTTCCAAACTCTATTGCATCGAGCATTGAATAACCTCACGCGCCGACTGCAATGCATTCAGCTTCCACACATCCGCGCGGAGCCTGCGAACTTCTTCCTCGGCTTGATCGTCATCAGGATCAGGATCGACCGGCTCAACCGGATTCAGATCTTTCCGGTCTCGCAGCGTGCCAAGCGGGTAGTCCTGATGCTGACCCCATAACGTGTCGCCGCCACTTGTCGGGCCATATCCCATGCGCGCGCGCGCTTCGTCAGGCGTCTTGATCTTCCCACCAACCAGCTTGGTCTCAACATCTGCCTGTGCTGAGACATCCATTCGAAGCAGCGGCTCCGTATCGACTTCAACGCCAAGTGGGCTGGCGATCCCCAGTCCTTCGTCGAGCAGATACTCCATCGCCTCTATATGCGATTGAAGCGCAAATGAGTAATA